CGAATCTTTTGAAATGTCCGATGATATCATTGACTCTATCGTCGAAGAACTTACAGTAGATATGGACGCATCCTTATCGGGCTGGGCTGGACGCTCCTCAGAGAGCATGAAGTGGGAGATGGAAAAAGCTCTCGCGCACCGCCGCAGCACTGATATGCAAGATGAACTAGAAACTTTAAAGAAGGCTCAAGAAGAGTTGGTTTTCGAAAATAACCGACTCAAGAAGTCCCTTAAACAACACAAGCAAGCAGTAACAGAGTTGAAGGAAGCAACACAACATGTGAACCTTTCTAACGCTCGCTTGCTTTACACGAACCGTGTTTTGAGAAATACCTCCCTAAATGAGCGGCAAAAAACTAAGATTGCTGACGCTATTTCGAGAGCTGGTTCTGTAACAGAGGCGAAGATGATTCACCAAACGCTTGAATCTACAGTGGAGAGTTCTCCTAAGAGAGGACCAAAATCACTTAGCGAAGCAATTGGTCGCCATCGAACTTCTGTTATGCGTGCTTCCCGCAAGGAAAGCACATCATCCGATCCAATCTCGGATAGGATGAAAAGACTAGCAGGTATCAAATAGATACAATACAAATACAATTTATAGGAGGTATTAAAAATGGCTGGTATTATTGATCGATTGACCGAAGGTGTTGTCAATCGTGATATGCGTGCTGAAGGGCATGCATTGTTAACTAAATGGGAGCGGACAGGTCTACTCGAAGGACTGGACTCTAACCGCACCCGACAAACTATGGCACGTTTGCTTGAGAACCAAGCAAAAGAGCTTCTCCGTGAGAGTTCTACAATGGCGGGTGGTGATGTTGAAGGCTTTGCAGCTGTCGCATTCCCAATCGTTCGTCGTGTATTCGCGGGACTGATTGCTAACGATCTTGTTAGTGTTCAGCCGATGAGTCTGCCAAGTGGTCTCATCTTCTTCCTTGACTTCACAGTAAGTCGTGACACAGGTGGTGGTGCTGATGATCAGTATTCTCGTCTGGGTTATAACTGGGATGCTTCATTCTACGGTGGAAACGCAGTAGGATCACAAATCACCGGTGGTGTAAACCTTGATGGCTCTGGTGTCGGACTCGCAGGTGGCGCATATAACCTCAACAACGGTTATTCGTCTCCAACTGGTTCCAACACCTGTGACAACCTCACCCTTAGCGTACAAGCAGGACCTTATGGTACCTTTGGCAGCATGGAAAGTTCTGCGTCGGTGTTGAATAACGCAGTGCAGTGGGATGCCGATTTCACTTCCGGTTCTACTGCTGTGGCAGTTGTTACTGTACTTCAAAGCGAACTTGATCAAGTTTCCTTAGATGGGCCTCAGTCATTCGCTGTTTCTTCATCTGCCGGTAATGGCGTTCTGAGGACCGGTGCTACCACCGGTACTGAGGGTACTGCTGTTGCAACCGCGCGTTTGATTCGTCGTCATACGGAATTGGTTAGTGGTTCTGGCACGCCTCGTGTGAAGCTTGTCTTCGTGAGTACGGGTAGTAATGGTGCTGCTCCCAACCTTCCCAAGGAGTTGTCAGACTTCGTTGTCGGCGCTCTTACGGCTAGTTGGAACACTGTTTCTTGGGCTCAAACTGATGACCTCGTAAACGGTGGAGCGATGGGTTCGATTGTTGGTCAGGTTGAATGGGGTCTTGAAAACCAAGACAACATTCCAGAGATTGACATCAAGGTCGACAGTATCGCTATCACAGCGATGACCAAGAAGTTGAAAGCTAAGTGGACACCCGAATTGGGTCAAGACCTCAACGCTTACCACAACTTGGATGCAGAGGTAGAACTTACTTCGATTCTTTCTGAGCAGATTGCTCTTGAGATCGACCGTGAGATCCTCGCTGACCTTGTAAATGGTGCAACGGCTGCAACATACTACTGGGCTCGTTCTCCCGGTATGTTCCTCAACCGCGAAACTGGTGCCGAGATTGGTGCGTCTACTAAGGCTCCCGACTTCACCGGTACTGTCAGCGAGTGGTATGAGACTCTCATTGAGACAATCAATGATGTTTCTGCTCAAATCCACCGCAAGACTCTTCGTGGTGGCGCAAACTTCATCGTTTGTTCCCCAGAGGTTGCCAACATCCTTGAGTTCACCGCCGGATTCCGCGCATCTGTTACCGCAGATGATGAGAAGGGTTCGATTGGTGCTGTTAAGGTTGGATCACTTTCTAAGAAGTTTGACGTCATTGTTGACCCATACTTCCTCCGAAACGTGGTTCTCGTCGGTCGACGTGGTTCCAGCTTCCTTGAATCTGGATATGTATACGCACCTTATGTGCCACTGCAAACCACTCCTACCATCTTTGGACCAGAAGACTTCGTGCCTCGCAAGGGTGTGATGACTCGTTATGCCAAGAAGATGGTTCGTCCAGACCTCTACGGTTTGGTTATCGTCCGAGGTATGCTCGGTGAGTCAGGCGCCTGATAAATAATCAGTAGCTAAATTTAAAACCCCTGCCAAGTATTCAGTTATTTGGCGGGGGTTTTCTTTTATGTAAATGCCGAGTCCTCCAAAAAATACCGCCCCCAATTTTTTGAGATTTTCGTTTTTCCAAACCCGGGCAGGATCCTTTAGACATAAAAGACTACTTACTACAGCAGGAGTTTCTATATATGCCAACTGATCTTCAACCACTATCGACAACTAGCGCCATTGTACTTACATCGACCGGCAGCGCAACCAAAGTCGCGACATCACTTCCCTTTGGGGCCTACACTGGCTCAGCCGAGTTTATCACAGGAGCCGTTGCTCAGGTAGCCTATGTATATAAGAAGCTCGGCGGCGATGTTGTCGACATTGAGCTAACTCCGTCAAACGTATACGCAGCTTACGAAGAAGCAGTATTAGAATACTCATATATTATTAACCTCCATCAAGGTAAGAATGCCCTCGGCACAATGCTGGGCAATACTACCGGTACATTTAACCACTTAGGCGACATGGTTGCCAGTCCGCTATCTTCGAGCTTAAGCGGCACACATGTAGCACTCAAATACCCAAAGTTCAAGTTCCAGTCAGCGAGAAACATCGCAGACGGGCTTACATCGTATGCTGGCATGGGCGGAGACGTCAGATACTACTCAGCATCGTTTGCGCCAGCCACAGGGCAGCAGGACTACGACATTCGACAGATCATTGTGGATGCATCCGACTCTGGTGTGGACGACGGCGGTATTGCGGTCGATTATGCCGGAAAAGTCAACAATAAGCGCATTAACGTTACCAAGGTGTTCTTCCGTTCGCCTCGTGCAATGTGGCGCTTCTATGGATACTACGGCGGTGTAGGTGTTGTCGGTAATATGTCGACATACGGACAATATTCAGATGATTCGACGTTTGAAGTCATTCCTACATGGCAAAACAAGATGCAAGCCATCATGTATGAAGATTCATTAAGGACAAGAACATCAAACTACTCATATGAGTTAATCGATGGTAGATTGCGCCTGTTTCCAATGCCTAGTTATTGGGGTCTTGGCGAAATGAGCCGTATCTGGGTTCAGTTTTATGTAGAAGACAACGCATGGGAAGGCAGAGCCGGACCATCTGGCAGTGTCGACGGCATCAACAACATTAATACAGCCCCGTTTGGCAACATTCCTTACGAAAACATCAACGCCATTGGTAAACAATGGATTCGCAAGTATTCGCTAGCACTCTGCAAAGAGATGCTGGGGCAAATCCGAGGAAAGTTCACCACAATTCCAATTCCGGGTGAATCAGTTACGTTAAATCACGCGGATCTACTTTCACAAGCTAAAGCTGAACAAGATTCGTTAAGAGACAAGCTCCGAGAGCTACTCAAAGAGATGGAATATGTCCAATTAGCAAAGGATGATCAAGAAAAAGCAGTAGCAACAGCTGAAACGCTAAAATATTCGCCGCTTCCAATCATGGTGGGTTAGATAAATGTCAGATAACGAATGGAAAAGACCGCCTGCTCCACCTCCTCCCTTGTTTTTGGGAGAGAAAGAGCGAAATCTTGTCAAGCAGGTAAACGACGAGTTAATTGAAAAGGTCATTGGGCAACAGATCCTTTATTATCCGATTGACCTCGAAACGACAGACTTCCATGAGTTATATGGCGAAGCAATAGAGAAAACTTACCTCCCACCAGTCCGAGTGTATGCGCTGGTCGAGTTCACACAGTTCGAAACAAGCTATTTGGAGAATGCAGGAATCGACAAGTCGTGGGAGATTAATATACACTTTCATAAGCGGCGCTTGGCTGAAGATCAAAACTTGTTCGTTCGCGAGGGCGATTTTGTGCTTTATGGTGACTTCTATTATGAAATAGTTAAGTTATCTGAGCCCAAGAAGCTGTTCGGACAGGTCGACCAAACATTTGAAGTGCATGCAGTTTGCAAGCGCGCAAGAAAGGGGCTTTTCGATGCTACCTGATAACTTTGACTTTGCAATGCTCCCAGAGGGAGAGGACGGACAACTCACACTTAAAGAAGTGGGTATGTTGGCTTCTACAATCGAGAATATTGACTTCTCCCTTGTATCGTGGCTTAAGAAGGACCTAGACCTACAAGCCCACACTAATGAAGGGTTCACTCAAGTACCTGTTATCTGGCAAGTACCAGAGCGAGCATATCAAATAAAGCACAAGAAAGAACTCCGAGACGAGGGAGGTGCCCTTAAGCTCCCAATTATAGGTGTTGAAAGGACCGGTATCACTAAAGATCCTGCAAAGCGCGGCGTATTCCAAGCAAACTATTACTCGAAAGATAAAAACGGACGTTCCGGAAGATTTGTATTAGCGAAAAGAATAGTTCCTGATAAGACTCGCAACTTTGCCACCGTGGGCAATACTCGCACAAACTTAGAAGTAAAGAGACAACCATATTATCCGAGAAAGAACAAGAAGGTAGTGGTCCAAACCTTGTCAATACCGCTCCCAGTATATGTTAATGTTGACTATAAGATAGTGATTAAGAGCGAGTACCAACAGCAGATGAACTCGCTAGTCAGCCCGTTCATGGCTCGCACCGGACAGGCGAACACCTTTGTGATGCGCCGGAACGGACATTTATACGAGGCGTTCATCGATCAGAGCTTTACACAAAGCAACAACGTGTCAAACCTCGCAGAAGAGATGAGGATGTTTACTACCGAGATCACAATCAAGGTTCTAGGCTATCTTATTGGCGAGGGAAAGAATGATGATAGACCCATCGTTAGGATTGACGAAAATACGGTAGAATATCAGTTCCCTTCCGAAAGAGAGGTGCCTGCAGGAGAGGTACCATGGTTCTCTGACAGTTCCTGAACACAGTGGGCTTTTTTCTGCTTAGTTCAGGGGCCTTTTTCAGCTTTTCGACCATACCCACACTATTTATCTATGATTGCACTATAATACAATCTTGCACGCATCACAAGAGGGACTAAGCAACATGTCAGTAAAAAGTTTTAAATTTGTATCGCCGGGTGTCTTTGTCAACGAAATTGACAATTCCTTTCGCCCACAAAACCCACAAGAAATCGGACCAGTAGTTATTGGTCGATCGTCTCGCGGTCTGGCCATGCAGCCGATCAAAATCGAATCATATTCGCAGTTTGTTCAGGCGTTCGGAGACACTGTGCCAGGCGCCGGCGGCGCTAACGATGTTTACCGTGATGGAAACTACCAATCGCCAATGTACGGCACCTACGCCGCGAAGGCATTCCTACAGCCATCTGTCGCACCAGTTACTTACATGCGCTTGCTTGGTCAACAGACCGCAGCCGGTGGCTCTGCTGGCGGCGCCGCAGGTGCAGGTTGGGATACATCTCAAGATCTTGGCACTGATCCCGAAACAGTTGGTGGTGCTTACGGTCTCTGGGTCTGTCAATCGGGAACGGTTGCGGATCTGACAGCAGCTAATAACAATCTTGAACTCGCCGCAATCTTTTATATGAATACCGGCTCCATATCTCTTAAGGGAACTCCGCTCGGAATCGCAGCTGGAACCGGTAGCGCCGGCGCCCGCGGGACATCGATCACACAGCAAGGTGTTTTAGTGGGAACCGATTCTGACGGCTTATTCAACATTGTTGTTAGCGGCACCCTGAATGGCGCCCAAGAATTCAAGTTTAACTTTAATGACGATAGCGCCAACTTTGTGCGCAGAAAGCTCAACACTAACCCTCAACTCCTCGCAGGAGGA